GTCGGTTTCGGACACGGCAGCGTTTTCAGTGGCCTGTGGTGCCACGGTGACTCCGGTCTGCCCGCGGGGGATGATGATGCTCATTCCCTCGGCTGGGAGCGGTTCGCTCCGGATCGCGTTGATGTACGCACGCCCGTTGCGGAGGACGGCTGCGAACTCGTCGACCAGGTACTGGGGGACGACCAGCGCACCGAAGGCGCCGGTTCCGACGTCACGGCTTTCCGGGTCGTTGCGGGCTTCCATGCCGAGGATTTCCATCTCTCGCTGGTGCTGCTTGAGCCGGTCGGCGGCCGCGAAGTCGTGGCTTCCGCTCTTTCCGAACGCTCGGAAAGCGTCACCGAAGAAGGAGTGGGTCCCACCGTCGCGGTAGGTGGTCGGCGACTTGACGTCCACTCTGGGCTCGGTGGTTTCGGTCGGGTTCTTCTCGAACTTCTTGCGGGCTTCGTCGGCCTTTTTGCGCGACTCTTCGTCGGCTTCGAGCTCTTTCTCGCGTGCTTCGGCGGCAGCGCGTTTTTCGTCGAGGTCGTTGATGGCGGCTCTGACTTCGGAGAAGGCTTTTTGCTCCTCTTCGGTGAGGTTGCCGTCGCCGCGCTCTTCGGCGCCGTCGACGATCGATTTGAGCTCGGCCTCTTTGGTGGCGCGCTCGTCGAGGAGCTCTTTGATCTTGTTGCGGATTTCGTGCAGCAGATTCATGTGCAAATTTCCTTTCCTGGAGGGGTTGTTTGCCTCGTGTCAGGTGCTCAGCGGGTGGTTTCCAGGTGTCCGGGTGACGGCGTGGATGAACCGGCGCGCTGGGAGCGGCGTGATGAGGTGTGTTTATGAGTGGAGTGAGATGACTTCGAGTTGGGATCGAGCTAGGTCGATCGAGACCAGGTCTGACGCCTCTTCGGCGATAGTGGGGTCTTTGCGGAGTTGGACGAATGTGGCGGGGTTGGCGGGGTAGGCAACGACGGACACGTCGAAGAGTTGAGCTTCGCGAATGATCCGGTGTGTGTAGTCGTCGTTCCATTCCTGCCGGACTGCTTTAAACGCGAGGCTCATCTGGTCGATGTCGCCTCGTCTCATCGCTGAGATGAGCCCGACCACGATCGGGCTGTCTTTGTCGAGGACTGATTCGACTCTGAGGCCTACTTTGTCGGATTCGAGGTCAAGGCTGGACGCGTCGAGGGAACGGCGGCCGAGGGGGAGTCCTGCGGCGGTTCGGGAGTCGTGGTTGATTAGCAGTCTGACGTCGTCTTTTTCGGAAACGCTTTTGTCACATGAACCGCGGGCGAATTCTTCTGTCCATCCCCATGGTGGACCGCCGAACACGTCGTAATCGACTTCGTAGACGGTGGCGTACCCGTCGACGATGGGGTTGCCGTCGTCGTCGGTTCTGAGATCGATGGTCCGGCCTCCGCGGCGGTCTTCGGTGCGGGCGTTGCGGTGGGGGAGGATCACGTCGAACCCTGGTGCGGGGTCGGCTAGTTGATCGGTGCCGAAAGCCTCATCGAGTCTCTCGAGTACTTGGTTTGGGAGGTTTCTGAGGTCACGAGGCACTTGTTTCTCCTATTCGGTGTCGGTTTCGAGCGGGAATGACCGGTACGGTGGCCACAGGTAGTCGTCGCCGTCTTCTTCGGTGATTGGGGGGAGGTCTTCGAGCTCCCGGACTTCGTTTCGGTTTTTCCATCCGGCTCGGATGGCGGAGTCGTGGGCTCGGTAGCGGTTGGCGAGGTCGACTCGGAGGAGGGCGTCGACGTTGAATTTGGCGAACCTGTCGGGTCGGAGGAGGCCGGTGATGGCGTTCTCGAGGCGGATGACCCATTGGCCGATCGGGTAGACGAGCCTGGAGATTTGGCGTTGTTCGACGTTGGCGTAGGTTTGGGAGTCGCCGGAGGATTCTCCGATGTCTTCGGGTCGTAGACCGAAGATGGTTGCGATGATCGCCCGGTTGGCTTTGATCGTGTCGAGGAATTGGGATTCTTCGGGGCTGATTTGGATGGCTTGATATTTCCATCCGTCGCCCATGACGACGGGTTCTCGGGAGCCTCTGACGGCTTTCATCAAGGCGCCTTTGACCCGTTTCGCGCCTTTTGCGTCGGTTTTCTTATCGTTGGTGAGGAGTGCTGAGGGGTGTGCTCCGTCGGCGAACCAGTCGGAGGCGAACCGTTGAGCTACCCGGCCTAGGCCGATGGTTTCGGACACGTAGGTGATTGGGGAGAGTCCAATCGGGGATCCGGGGAAGGTGTAGCCGGTTGTCCGCCAGTAGTCGTCGGGTCCAAGGTCCATACCGTTCCACCGGACTTGGAGGTTGCCGAGTTTCCCGACCCGTCGGACGTGGACCTCGTCGGGGTGGAGGATCTCGGTTTTGGTGGGGTAGAGAAGGTCGTCGCGTTCGGTGATGAGTCCCCACCCGTTCCCGCGGAGGAGTTTGGAGATGATCGACTGACGCCAAATAGCATCGGGGTCGAGGAGCAGGTTGGGGTTCTTGATGATCGGGGAGGGGTCTTCTTCTTTGACCGGCCTGCTGCTGGTTTTCTTGAATTCGTCGAGGGGAAGCGTCGAGATCAGGTCGGCGATCAGGTTGGCTGAGCTCCATACGGCTGAATGGCGGAGGGATGATTCGGCGGAGATCAGCAGGGGGGATTCGTAGCCGGTGCCGCCTGTACGCTGGTCTCTGAGAGCGAGGAGGGCTTCTGAGAGGGAGGCTTCTCTTTTTTCGGTTGGTCCGATGAGGTTCCTGAGGATGCTCATCGGCGGCCACGTCGGAGAGGTCCGGAGAGAGCAACCCCGAAGAGGATCGCTAGTCCGCCGGCCACGTACCCGGCCGCGGCGATTCCGTGGTCGAAGTAGACGGCGGTTGTGATGATGACCGCGCCGAGGACTTCGAGAGCTGAGGAGAGTTTCTGTTTCAAACGAGGTCCTCCCGTTGCGTTTTAGAACACTGATTCGGCCGGGTCGGAGAACTCTTCGACTTGAGCTGCGCGTTCGTGGGCGAGGACAGCTGCTCGGGCCAGTGTTATCTGCTGGGAGTCGCCAGCTCCTGGTCGAATGAACGTCCCGTGAATCGATTTAGTCGGCACACAGTTGGCGATGTGGCGGACCATCGTCGGGTTGTTGTCGTGGGTGAGGGTGCCTTCGTGGGTGTTGGTGTAGAACCGGTCACAGGCCGGGCCCATGCGGGCGGGACTGTTGATGGGGATCTCCACAATGTTTTCGTACAGTTCTGACCAGTCTTCGATTTCGGAGATCCATCCGGACCCGCCGGTTCGTGAAGAGACGAGCTCGTTGACCGTCCACTTCCGGTAGGCGCTAGCGATCGCTTCTTCGACTTCTTCGGCGGAGACTCGGAGGCCTCCGGTGGGTTCCCATGATCCGAGGACGAACACGTAACCGTCGAGTGTGGCGGCGACGAGACCTGCTGAGTCGCGGTTGACTCCGCCCCAGAACCCGAGAACGATTTCTGCTTCTGGGTCGACGGGTTGGGGGTTACCGGCGCGTTCCCACACTTTGGGAGCGATCCATGAGTCGGCTCTGCCTCGAGGCTGGTTCCACCAGTAGCGGCGGGATTCTGACTCTGGGATTTTGGGATTGCGAAAGAGTTGTTTGATCGCTTCGACATCGGTGTACCCGATTGCATCACCGGAGGCTTCGATCGTGCCGGCTTCCAAACCTTCGTCGGTAGTGAGGTCGTGGGTTTCGGAGGCTTGGAGGTGGTCGAAGTAGAGGTCTGACGCTTCGACTTCGCCGGCGGCGGCTTGTTCGGCGTAGAGGTGGGTTTCTTCGGCGACTGACCCTTCGCCGGGTGCGTACGCTGTTGTCGTTTCGAGGCTCCACGCGTCGGATTTGATCCGTTTCGGAATGTTACGGATCATCGTTCTGTGTGCTGTGAGGAGCCGGTCTGTGTGGAACAGGTGCGTTTCGTCGAAGTGTTGGAACGTGGTGCGAGCTCCGTCTCGAGCTGACGGTGCCGATGCAAGGGGTTTGATTTCGCCTCGACCGCGAGCGACGGTGGTCCGTTCGAATCCGACTTCGAAGTCGTCGACGAGGGGGCAGCGGTCGTCGGAGAGTATGGCGTGGACTGCTCCGTAGGCGAGATCTTCGGTTTGTTCTTCGGTGACAGCCACCATTGGGATGTAGGGGTCGGTGACTGG